TGGTAATGAACCTGATACAGGTAAAATGGCGTTCAGGGGTGCTTCGGTGAGCATAGTTGTTCCAGCAGGTACTGGTGCGCCTGTTAGACTCTCGTTGATAGCACCAAAGCAATCAGCTAACTGAACTCCGTTTACAATTTCTGTCTTAACGCAATCGAATGAAAACATCTGACTGAAGTTAGCATCTGATCCACTTACGAAAAGTCTAGGAACAACAGTAGTCACATCCCAAGTCGGAGATGTAGGTACTTCAGAGAAAGGTGCAAACAGTGACCACACATGACCTTCTGCTGCATCACAACTGCCTTGCATATTCCCGCCTTTGACATCAGCTACAGAACTTCCATTCATAACAGGACATACAGCCATTGCTTCGTTGAACTGAGCTGTTCCTGTAGGCGTATTAACTGTTATTAGATTACCAGTTGGTACAGCACTAGACGCACCGCAGAATGCAAACTCTCCGGTACAGATTTGATAACGGGCTGCTTGTGAAGTAGAACAAACAAACATAAGTAGTAAGAGTAGGTATCTCATTTATCAGCCTTTAGCTCTAGTTTATCGAAGATTTGTCGAAGCATTGCTTTGATGTCATGGATATCAGACTTGTAGTCTTCTTTAGCAACATAGATTTTAGGAAGCTGTCGAGCCTCATTATCTAAGCGTTCAAGTGCTGCCCATATCTTGTTTAAGATGAAGCCACCACAAAACGCTGCTACACCGAGTGCAAGATTAAAAGCTGGTTGATAGTCCATTTCTATTCCTTGTTTATTGTTGCTGTCGATGTCTTTTTATCTATTACTAAAACACCGTGACAACTGATGTTCCAGTCCTCTCCGGCTCTCTCACTTGCGGAATTAACATTTAACACAAAGTGCTTGAACAAGTATTCTTTCTCAGCGTTGTCACCTTCAAACACTCGCCAAACATGATCCATTGTGCCTCGACCAGCCTGACCTCTACTCTTGTTAAATCGTATTAAATACTTCAAATCACTTCTGCCGCATTAGTGGCACAGACTTGCGGTGCGTACTGCACACTTAAATTAAAATGCACAAACTTAATCGGCTTGTCTGAACCGTGTCTGCCGAATGAATGTGGCAACCATGCATTACTGACAATCATCATTCCTGCTTCTGGCTGGAAGTTAATAATGTTGCTTGCCGGTGTAGCATTGCTCATGTCAGCCTCTGGTAAGTTGATTTGCACCTTCCCACCTCTTGGATCGTGAAACATTACTCTTGAACAATTCTCTGGTGTCTCAAGAAAGTAGAACCCTACTAACTGTCCTCCACCACCGTGAACGTGTTGCTCCATTAAAGAGTGCTTGTAATGCTCCTGCGTCCATACCGCATCAACCATCACATTAAAGCTATTCATGTCATAGCCTTGACCGTTTAAAATATTCCAACCACTTTGCCAAAGGTACTTACAGAAATCAACTAGACGAGGATCACCGGCATAGTTGTCTGTGTTGTGCATTGGATATATTTCATTTACATCCTGCGTTATCTTTTTTAGTTCTTCCTCAGATACTTCATTTATAATTTCTAGAAATTCTGGCTTCTTTGCTACATATACTGGTGATGGGAAATAATAGTAAGCATCAAAATCAGGTTTTACTTGTTCTGTAGTATCAGTCATGTAATCCTTATGGACTTGTTGGCATTGTGAATGATTGTGGAAAGTCTGGTTGTTTAGTTAAGTCTCGTAACTCTTGACGATATGTAGCCCAAGCAACTTTGTCTGCTGTGCTATCTGATAGTTGTGTCCAATCAGAACTAAATAAAAGATCATTTCTGGTTGATCTAACCTGTCTTGCTTTAATAGACCAATCTATAGGTGGCGTAGTAAAGTTAACGCCATCATATAGATCGCCAATTCTAGCCTCATCAGACGCTACCCAATTCTCGCCAAAGGCTTGATCTGAATTAGCCTTACTGACTACCTTTCCGTTATCTATAATTGCGTATTGCATTTAGACCTCACCAAGTATAAATCCGAGCAAACCCACCACCACCTGTTCCACCAGCACCACTTGTACTAATGCCGTAAAGTGGGAAACAAGGACTGTTATTTTGACTAGCCATATTTCCACCGCCACCACCACCACCACCGCCAATAGCACCGTTACCACCTCTACCACCGCTGTATGTATAATATATAGGAGCGCAAGGACAGCCAGTTGGATTAATCATTCCATACGCACCGCCACCACCACCATAACCTAGAGTGATTTGTTTATATGTAGTAGATACTACACATCCATTACAACCCGGCTTACCATTTGCGATTGCACAAGTATTGATGCCGCCTTTTGCCCCTAACTGACCACTATAACCAACAATATAAATTCTGCTACCTCCATACCCTCCGCTTTTTACACAAGCATTAGTTGGACTTGCTCCTGCCCCACCACCTGTACCGCCTAACACTGCTGCTCTACCGTGCGGAGGATAAGTTGTGGAGTTAGTTGCAGAACCACCAGCAGCTCCACCAAATTGACCAATGCCATAAGAAAGCCTGCTACAAACAGTTGTTCCTCTAAAAGAACCACCACCAAAAGCAGATTGTACAGTCCTACACCCATTATAAGGCGGTTGAAGAAATGTACTAAATGGGTATCCGGCTGCTCCACAACTGCCAGATGACATTACCCCGCCCCCAAACCCGACTACAGAGCAAGAAAATGCCACACCACCACCACTACCACCACCACCACCAAACGCATTTAGAAGTGCTGATCGAGTACCCGCTATAGCTCCAAACCCAGTGTAACCTCCATTAGAACCAGTATTGCCAGTCCCATTACTAAGAACTGATGCGCCACCAGCACCACCCGCACCGATAGTTACTAATACAGTACCGCACAAACAAGATGCGTTAAATAATCTATAGTTATAAGCACCGCCACCGCCTCCACCAGAACCTACTGACCCACAACCACCACCACCACCACCACCACCGCCACCGCCCCATATTTCAACTTGTACAAAAGTTGCATTATTTGGCTTTTTCCAATATCCAGTTTTAGTGAATTCTTGAATGTTTGCTCCAGATACATTCTTGTATCCAAATGCACTTTCTCTATTAGCCATATTAGTACGCTCCACCCAATGCGGTTACCATCAATGCAGTACCAGCAGCCGTAGTAGTAACAGCAACACTTGCATACAAAGCAAACGCTGCTGGAAGTGATAAAGGTGTTGGGAAACTAAAAGTTACTGTGAATGCTGCTGCTGTTGTAGATGGAGTGACTGCTGTCACTGCAATTTCTTGTATCAAGAAAGCAGTAGTGCCGTCCCACATCCATATTCCAACAATGTTGGCAGCGTTACCTGTAGTCATACTTGTTCCACAAGCATTGACTTGAATTGTGTCAATCCTCATACCGTTAGTAGATGCTGGAACAAACGCTATTATGTTAGCTCCCGCCAGTGATGCTGTAGCAGTAGGCGCACGAGTGCTACAAGCAGTCTGAGCCGCTAACGTAAGTGATTTGGCGTAAGGTGTTTGTGCAAAGATCGGGGTTGCTGTAACTGCCATGACTAAAATCCTCCAAAGTAAAGTGCGGTATAAATAGTTGCTGCGGCTGGAACTCCACCTGCTGACGGAGTAGTTGACACCCAAGATGTTCCGTTACTGGTTAATAAGTTTCCTGCGGTGCTAGGTGCTACAAACTGGACAGCAGATGTGCCATTGCCTAATACGACATTATTAGCAGTGAGAGTAGCTGCACCTGTACCACCATTGGCTACAGGTAGCGTTCCTGATACATGAGTCGTTAATGCTATTTTTCCCCAAGACGGAGCAGTAGAAACACCACCAGATATTATTGCGTTTCCAGTTGCTACATCTGCTAACTTAGAAAGAGCAGTAGTGGTCGATGCGTATAATATGTCACCAACTGCATAACTAGATTGACCTGTGCCACCTTGAGGTGCTGACAGCGGAGTCGTTAAGCCTGAAAGACTTGTGATGTTTGAGTTTGCGCCACTGGTTGCATAGCCTGATGTTGGTAGATAAGCAGCCGCCCACACTGCTCCGGAATAAACTCTCATCTCACTTGAAGTTGTATTCCAATATAAGTCACCAGCAGTCATTGGTGCGCCTAGCGGATCAACCGTTGGATCTGTCGCTAATGCTCCGTAATACTGACCTTTAAACGTATTTAAGTAGGTCAATGCACTTGCGGCAGATGTACTCGCATTTGATGCCTGAGTTGTCGCAGTAGTTGCGCTTGTACTTGCGCTGCTTGCGCTCGTTGAAGCATTGCTTGCTTGTGTAGTGGCAGTCGTAGCACTGTTAGCTGCGTTTGTAGCACTGGTACTGGCATTGCTTGCACTGGTCGAAGCGTTACTTGCACTTGTCGAAGCATTAGATGCTTGAGTCGTAGCAGTAGTAGCTGAAGCCGTTGCAGAGGTAGCACTTGATGCCGCACTCGTAGCACTAGTAGATGCGTTACTTGCTTGGGTAGTTGCTGTGGTTGCAGAGGTACTAGCACTGCTTGCGCTTGAAGCTGCGTTAGTCGCTGAAGTCGAAGCGTTACTAGCCTGAGTCGTAGCTGTAGTGGCACTATTTGAAGCGTTGGTAGCACTGGTAGAAGCGTTGCTGGCACTGGTACTAGCATTGCTTGCAGATGTACTGGCAGCACTTGCACTTGCAGCAGCGGCAGTAGCGGAGGCA